GTAAATCTGTGAGTCTTGAGGTCTCATTGATTTCTGAACAAACCATTCTAGCAGACGATAGTCTATTCAACTGATTAAGTTCAACTGACTCATATCCTTGATCGATGAATGATACTTCAGATCCTCCAGCACTAGTTCCAGAAACTGATCTTAATTGAGATGAAACTGAAGTGAATTCTCCTGGAGTAATAACATTGAATTGTGGAATGATAGCATTGTATTGGAAGTTTTGAGAAGCAAAAACATCTGTACCGCCGACAGATCTTTGATCTGTAAAACTTAATTGAGAGTCTCCAGATGGTCTGTTGGATCTGCTAATCTGTAGATAATATTTGTCAATATTCTTTGCAGATTTTAAGGCAGAATCGGTTGGCATGTCATGAGTTGTATTAATCTTTGTGAGAGAAATACCATTAAGTTCATACTTATAGCACAGATCATTTGTAGAATGGGTTCTTACTAAAGTTCCATCTACACCTCTTGTTCCAATGCCAAGAGCTCCTGATCCAATACTATCGTAGTAAATAATTTCATTATTAATCTTGACATATCCTGTTGAAGTAGAAATGCCTTCAAAGGTTCCAAAAGGAGTCGTGCTAGCAACTGAAATTGTACTAGAAGTCGAAGTTATATCAGCAGTTAGTAAGACTGGAGCAGTATTTGGTTGAATATCTGCCAGAGTTACCTTATTAGTATCCGAGGTCATTCCATGATTATAGTGTTCAACTTCAATGACTCTTCCATCATAAAGATTACTGATTACTGAAGATGATCCTCTTATATCAGTATTTGCCAAAGAAACTGCCGTTGCCCCATCATAGTAAATCAAATCTTGACCATCGGTAAATTCTTCACCTTGAACATTTGTTAGGTATAATGTATCAATTCCATTAATATTAGATACAGTTATAGTAGCATTAGTTCCCTTTACAACATTACTTGTTGTAATTCCAAGAACATCGCCAATAACATATCCATTACCAGGAGTTGTGATTGAAATGGCGGAAACAATATTTGATGAAATTGTTACAACTCCAACCGCACCAGAACCATTACCAGTTACATTATAGAGAGGTACACCTGTAAATGTTCCATTTGAATAGCCTACGCCAGTATTGCTTACAGTAAGAGCAGCAATGTTGCTTCCTACTTGTTCAATATATCCTATGGGTCCAGAAGAACTTCCCTCACTAACTTTCCTTCCAGGAATTAAAGTATTGCCTAAAGTTGTGGTAGTAGTAATACCAACCTTAAGTTTTCTTGGTAATGTTTTAATTGGATTTGGAAGAAGTCTTGGTACTTGACTACTCTGTGTTCCAAGTTTTGGATTATAGAAATAAACTGTACCAAGATTTTGAGTAAACTGTGCCTTATACAGTTTAAACTTAAGATCTTCAAATTGGCTAGCAGTCCAAATAGTTCCATTTTGGGACTTGAACAAACTTCCGCCAAGATATTGACGAGTTACAATAACACTTTCAGCATCTGGTAGATTCTGTGTATTAACTGTTCTCTCACCCATTCTGGCAATCCATGACTCATAATTATTTGATGATGGAGCAAGAATAACTAAAGCATACTCAGTTCCTGGTTGTAGATAAATTGGTGATGGGAAAGTTACTCTTGTGGCAACTGATCCATCTGTCGAAGTATTAACCTGTGATGGTTCTAATGTAACTCTTGCGTAATCCTGAACAAGTTGACTGGTTGGAGTTCCAAGTTCTACGGTCCTTAACTCAACAGTCACTTTTTCATTTTCATCTTTATTAGCAAAGAAGAGATCTACAGATGTCAGGAAAGCACCAGTTTCATCAACAGTAAATGTTTGTGCTAATGGGTCCTTTCCACCTCCACGATTCTGTGCTGGTGGTGGCGGTGGTGGTGGGGGAGGTCTTCTTACAATAACCGTAGTTTGACGGAAAGTATCAACTATTCCACTTGTGGCATAACTGGTTTCAGCACTACTAATTAAAAGACTTCCTGGAAGAGGAGATGAATTTGAAGAACTTGATGTTAACTTAAATGTCTTTGTGCCAGTTCTAAATCTTAATGGTGGTGGGGGAGAAGCAAGAGGATCTCTGAAGAAGAATGTTCCACCAAGATCGCCAAAGGTATCGGAAACTAATCTGATATTAGAAACTGTTGCTTGAGCTCCACTTGTCCTTCCAAGAAGAACTGTACCAACAGTAACATATCCATTAAATCTTCCCTGTGCTTCTTCAGATAAAGAGGCAGCGTCTATGTTCAGAACTGTAGATGAAGCAGAATAAGTTGTTGGTAAACTAATTGAAGTATTATATGGATTGGCATTAAATGTTGTGGCAGGATTATTGATATCTCCTGTTTTATGATTTGGTTGGCAAGTTCTGAAGGTTATAACTCTGGTTCCGCCAATGAATCCATCAACTGTTTCTCCATTTTGGAAAATTCCAGATGCCATAGAAATTTCCAAAAGTTTTGGAACAATATCAATCCCACTTGAACTATCAAAGAATGGATAATATCTGGTAACTGGTTTCAAACCTCCAGCAGCAAACCCAACATTTCTTGATCTTATGTGTTCATCTGGAACACTACTTATCTTGATAGTTTCTACATAAGAACCATCAAAGTCTCCGGTGATTGTCCTTTCACCACCACTTACAAATATATTTCTAACCCAATTATCCGATGCTGGACTTAACTGAACTCTTCCAACAAACTCGATTATGTTAAATGGATTAACATTTTCAACTCTTGATGCTAAAGGTTGCTCAATCCATCCAATTTCATCATAGTCAAGTGTAATCAGATCTCCAGTTTTTCTTACATTGGAATCTAATAATTCAAGATCTGCAGAAAAATCAGCAGTATCAGTATTGATTGAAGGTAATAATGCCAATTCTGGCTTTAATGAATAAAATTCGAGAGGGGAGTTTAGTTCTCTATTCTCAGTATCAACATCACACTTACAATCTTGGTTTAAAACATCTAATAGATTGTTATTCTTAAAATCATCAACGAAGAATCCAGATTTGAATCTTGATAGACCATCGGCATCTTGAATTTGAAGAGTCTTTGTATCAAGTTCCAAAAGACTCAATGATGTTACCGTTTCCAAATTGGCAATTCTATCATCAAGTTTGCCAATATCTCTCATTGTATATCTTCTATTATCTACAAGAGTAATAACAGCATCATCTGGATTATAGAGATATGCTGGTAGTTTGATGGTGGCAATATCCATCGCACTTTCAACATTTGTTGGTTCTTTTGGATCTAAAGATGAAACACCTTTAATTAGAGAGAAATTTCCTTGACTATCAAGAACAAGTTTGTCAATTCTTGGCAAGTAGTAACTATATCCAATCAATGAACTCTCGTTTGGAGTTACTACAAGCGTTGGATTGGTGCCTGATGTTCCAAAAGTTCTACTGGCAAAAGCGAATGGTGAAGAAGTTGTAGATGTAAAAGGTGCTACTCTTGGTCTAAAGTCCAGAGTATCCGAAGATCTTAATCCACCAGACAGTAAAGGAATATCTTTAGCAAATCTTTCTTGATCGTAAGACTCTACAGTATAAAGATCTCCAAGATCATTTGATGGAACTGAATAGTAGTCATATACTACTAAAAGTTTTCTTGTTGCTTCTGGAAAATCAATTTTTCTAACGAGTCTGGAATAATCATAATATTGCTCTCTCTGACCTTTATCTAATTCAAATCTATTTGTGATATCCAAATAGTTTCCGATGGTTATATTTTGAAGATTGGTAACAATATTTGATTCTTCAAAAGTAACTGTTTCTCCAATCGTAAACTTCTGTGGAGTTAGGTAACAAATTTCAACTTCTGTCGAAGATGATCTTGTTGCAAGTTGAGCAATAGCACCACTAGCAGATCCAAGTAGTCTTTCTCCAAGAATTGAATTTGTATCTAAACCAAGTCCAGAAACAAAGGTCAACTTATCAAGAGTTGGATCTGAAGTATCTAAAGACTCAAATACTCCAACAACATTAGTTACGTCCGCAACATTTAGAGAGATCTCTTTGTCTTGAACTCTTAATCCATAGAATTGACTTGTTGATAATCCACTTAATGCTGTAGATACGCCAGAAACCGACTTATTGATGATTATTTTCTGACTTCTAATAAAGTCTTTTTCTTTGTTGGTAATGGAATTTTTTCTTACCGTGGTATTTACTGTTACATTGGATGACTGACTTGGATTTAATCCAGATAGAACAACTTGCGTCCCATTGGAATTCAAAGTAAATTGATCGGATGTTAGATTTTCAACATCTCCATTTGAATAATGAACAGAGTATCTCTCTACATCGAATGCCTCAAAAAATGCACTTGAAATACCTGTCGAAGTAACATCAATAGATAAAGAACCATTTACATCTGTGGATAGTTCTCTAAGTTGACTTGTTACTAAAAGATTCGAGTTTGATAAATTTACATTAGATATGTTTGATGCTTCTAAAGGAGCATAAAGACCGGCATTTTCATTATTTGTAATATCGGGAATGCCAAGAGAGAATGTTACTGTTTGGTTTGATGATGGAAGTCCACCATTACACACACCAAAGACACTGGAAATACCAGCAACGGTCATTGTTAGTCCATCACTTGATACAGAAACAACTCTGTTATAAGTTTCTGTGGATAGTCCAGAAATTTGATATCTTATAATAGTATCGCTTCTAATACCAAGGAAATTTTTTCCTGGTGAGGTGACCGTACCAGCACTTGTTCCACCAGTTATTCTAACAGTATCCGTAACATTAAATCCAGAAGGAGTATTTCTTTGAAGAACCGTATCTGCTACAAATGAAGTTTTAATACCGGAAGATATTGAAGTAGAATTTTGGAACAGTGATTTAATATCTTGCGTTCCATAAACTCTTACGCTATTGATACTTCTGGAGTATTCTGATGATTCATTAATTAAAATCTGTTCCCCAGCAATAAATGTTCCAGAAGTTTGGGTGAGTGTTAATTCTGTCCCCGCAGCGGCAGAAACAATATATCCAGAAGCACCACTGCTTACACCTCTAATATAAGATGATGCTGGACATTGATTAGAATTTAAACTCTGATTGATAGTCAGTTTTGTATATGTTTGAATATCAAAAAGATATAAATCCCACTCCGAAGAATCATTTGAATATGGAGCATCAGTTAAACTGAATGAATAGATTCTACCTTGTCCAATTTCTGTTCCAGTTCCAGAAGATTCTGATGCTTTTCTTTGATTATAGAACGATACAGAATTGCTGTTATTATTAATTCCAATAAAAGGAGTTCCAGTAACATTATTAACTCTTATTAGGTTCCCCATCTCAAACGGAACCAGTGATGTATTTACTGTTGTTTTATCTCTTGGTTTTTCTACATCAAGAATAGTTGTTGCCTGCTTCTCAATATCAAATCCTCTTACATATGCCTTACCAGGTGATATCTTTACACACATCAAGTCATCGCTTGGAGTGTTGCCAGAATCAGTTGTTTGAGTTGATAAGAATACTCCCTCATTAGAAATACCATCATTGAGTGAGTTTGCTACTTGAATCTTAAACTTATCTACAGTATAATCACCAGATTCTTCAAAAGTTCTTTTGGCAAAATAATCTTTAATTATTGAATATTCAGACTTATTCTGTAATTTCTTAACTTCTCCATTATCAAGTCTAATTAATTCAACAAAACTCTTATCATTGAAATCTGTTAATGGTTTCTTGGATAATACTGCAGAAATTTTTAATCTGTCAGCACCAGGTGCAGCATAATTTGAAAAACCTCTTGCGTTATCATATAAAGATGAATCATCCTTTGCTGTTACGGTTTCTTCTAAAATGTTTAATCCAACTCTATATGATGGAGTATTTGAATATGGATCTAATACTATTTTATCTGTAGATACATCAACAAATGTGCCTCTAATAAAATAAACACCTTGAGAAACACCTACGGCGCACCCAATAGCAGAAGCATTTAGTGCTACCAGAGTGGCGACGGTATCGCCAGCATTAATGGAAGTGTTTCCATATACAAAGGATTCTTCAACAATTAAATCTTCACCATCAGTTAAGGTTTTTACTTCATTATCACTTCCAGAATTTAAATATTTGATAAAAAGTGTTAAATCTGTAATATCCGTAGATTCTGCTGGTAGAGCATAGTTATCAACTATTACAGTAATTCCGGATATTTGACCTGTTAACCTTTTTCCTACTAACTGATCAACATAAAGAGAAACTGGAATACCAAGGTGATCCGAATTCAATCTAATTGAATTGTATTCGGAATCATAGTTGATATTTCCTGGGATCACCATTGATCCCTCTTTAAACATATGACTACCGAAAGATTCTATCTGATTCTGTAGAATAGACTGAAGTGTTGTTAACTCTCTAGCCTGTACAGGATATCCTGGTTTAAACAGAACTTTATAAAAATTACTATCCTTATCGAAATCGTCGTAATAAGGATTTATGTTTAAATTAGTTTTCTGTGGCATTTTTTAGAATTCCAGGATAATTTTAACGTCTTCTTTTTGTCTAGAATTTCTTGAGATCAATGGTCGATTGTCCAAATATACAATTTCTCCCGACCCTTTATTTATCTCTGGATTGGAAAGACCATTTGTAAATTGACTACCGAGACTAATAATCTTATTACCAGTTGGATTTGTGGTAATTCCCGTAAAATTAACATCGATAGATCCAGAGAATCCACCAGAAGTAGTAACAGGATTTGCTGAAGAAGCAAAGTCTAATACTTTGGCACTTGTGGAAACCCCAATGTAATCAGTTTGATCGAGAGTTGTCTGATTAAAATATAGTGATCTATCTCTGTAATATTTAAGAACTTTAGTTTCAGAATCATATGACGAAACATATCC